TGTGAATTCAGGATTGATGGATGCAAAGAACACCTTTGTTATTTCGTATTTGCACAAGGCAATCAAGCCACTTAATCAGTTGCGTATGATTGAAGATGCGGTTGTTATCTACCGTCTCTCAAGAGCTCCTGAAAGAAGAATTTTTTACATTGACGTTGGTAACTTGCCGAAGGGTAAGGCAGAACAATATCTGCGCGATGTGATGGTCAAGTATCGTAACAAGATGGTTTATGATGCGACAACTGGCGAACTGCGAGATGACCGCAAGCACCTTTCAATGCTTGAAGATTTTTGGTTACCTCGTAGAGAAGGCAACAAAGGTACAGAAATTACCACGTTACCTGCTGGACAGAATCTCGGTGAACTGGAAGATGTAAAATACTTCCAAAAGAAACTTTTACAATCTCTGAATGTTCCTATCTCAAGACTCGAACCACAACAAGGTGGTATGATTGGTCTTGGTAGAACAACAGAAGTCACAAGAGATGAAGTCAAGTTCGCGAAGTTTGTTCAGAGACTTCGCAATAAGTTCTCACAAATTTTTGATAACGCTCTGAAAGTTCAACTTTCTCTGAAGGGGGTTTGCACCAAAGAAGAGTGGGACAATTTCAAAGAAGATATCTATTACGATTTCAAGAAAGACAACAATTTCACAGAAATGAGAGAGTCGGAATTGTTGACTGCAAGACTTCAATTACTCGGCATGGTAGACCCGTATATTGGTCGTTACTATTCGATGAATTGGATCAAGAAGAATGTTCTGCAACAGAATGATACTGAAGTTGAAGAAATGCAAAAGGAGATGGATGATGAAACAGAACAAGGAATCGGCCCAATGGAACAACCTGGCCAAGAACAACAAACCGATGAAACAGAACAAGTTTCAGCAGAACAATCACCTCCCGAAGACAACACTCAAGAAAGCGGCAGCGAGGAGTCGATGACTCCAATGTTAGACGCACAAGTTGAGAAGTTTTCATCGATACTAAATAGAAGATAATTTGGGGAATCAAATGGACACAAGAAAATTTATAGAATTGTCGGTTGAAGGTGAGGCTGCTGCAGCAACAGATTACCTAAACGACCTTCTTGCAGCAAAGGCTTTTGAAGCACTCGAAACAAGAAAACAAGAGCTGTCAAGAACAATTTTTGGTGGCAAGTCAGAAGCTCCTGAAGAAGAATTTGGTGTAGAAGATATAGGCGAAACAGAAACAGAATCAGAAGAATGAAATCATTAAACGAATTTAAATCTTTAGTCGAAGAAGAGAAGTCGGACTATTCAAAGTTCGACATGCTCGTTCGTGCTGGGCTCGCAAATAAAGCTCAAATACAACGCATTCACCGTATTCTGGATAAGATGCAAGAAGAGAGACCTGTATTCAACAATGCAGATAGAATGATTCTTCAAAATCTTTTCAATAAGATGGTAGATTTAATTTCAAACAACAAACAGATTTTCACTCAAGCGAGAAGAGTTGTAAAAGAAGAAGTAGAAGGTGATGTTGTTGTATCTTCAGATTACAAACTCTCGCCTACAGGCCGCAAAGTTAAAGCTCATAGAAAAGTCGTTGAAGATATTGAAGAGTTGGAGGAGGCTTCCACAGACTCTTCAGATGACCCGCCTTTTGTTTTGATGTTGAAAAGAAAAGCGATTAGGCTCTATCCAGATAAGACTAAAGTTGCAATGTATTATAACAAGCAACTAGACAGATACTTTACGGTACCTTACGGTCCAAATATTAATCCTGGTTCTTTACAATCTGAAGATACGGAATATATCGAAGAAGCCGTTATGGACCAACTACACAAAATTGTGAGTGGTAAACAAGCACAGAAAGTAAAATTTGGCAATGGTCAATCAAAGACTGTCGACCATTACACCGCATCAGCAATCACTCAAGTACACAAACACTTGAATGATGAAAACAAAAAGAAACTTGCAGATATGGTGCATAAGAGTCCTGCACATCTTGCAAAGGCCGCAGATTTTGCGTTTAGTAAGGTCAAATGAATATAATTTCTTTGATTATCGAAGGTCGTTTAGAAGAGGCGAAAGAACTCGTCTTCGAAGAACTTGACCAGATTATGCAAAGACGGCTCGATGAAGCAAAACGATATGTTGTTGCGGACAACTATGAATATTATTTTGAAGATGAAGAACCTTTGGACGAAGCAAAAAGAAATCCAAACATCGTCAAGATGGGCCGAGTTCAGAAGATTCGTAGAAGAATTCGCAGAAATGCAAAGGGTAGAATTGTAGTACAAAAGAATGTAAAGCGTTCTGCAATCAAAGGTTACAGAATATCAGGTAGTACAGTTAAAAGAATACCAGCAGCTGCAAGACTCAAGAAAGCAAGACTGCTCAAGAGGTCATGGAAAACAACTAGAAGAGCTAAACTTCGCCGCACATTACTGAAAAGAAAAATGTCAATGCGTAGGCGAGCATCAATGGGACTAAGATAAAATGCCATATGAAATCACAAATCATTTAAGAGCAAAATCTATAGTTAGAATCGTCGGTAATACCGCGACTTCTATCAAACTTACAGACATGCAAGCGACAGCCGCAGAAAGCGTATCTGCCGCATCAATTTCTATTGCATCAGGCATAACTGATGGTGTTTGGAGAATTTATCGCGGCGATAACACTTCTGGAACTCTAGTTCTAGAATTGCCTTCTTTCTCACATTTTGTTTTTGGTGAATTAGACTTGGCAGTTGCAAACACATCAACTGCAAATGTTTATGTAACCAATTCTGGCACAGCAGGAACCTTAATTCTACAGTTTGCAAAGACAGCAACTTATTCACCAGCTCTGGACGGAATGTAAAATGAAACTCATTACAGAAACTATCGAACAAGTTCGTTACATCACGGAAGCTTCCGAGACTGGAAAGAAAAATCTTTTCATCGAAGGTCCAATGCTGGTGTACGACAAGCCAAACAAAAACAACAGAATGTATTCAAAAGACATTCTGAGTAGAGAGGTTGACCGTTATAAGAATGAGTATGTTGATACGAATCGTGCTCTCGGTGAACTCGGTCATCCAGATACTCCAACAATCAATCTTGAAAGAGTTTCACATAAGATTGTGAAACTTGAAGACAACGGTGAGTGTTTCATTGGTAAGGCAATGATTCTCGAAACACCATACGGTCAAATTGTAAAAAACTTTATCGACTCTGGTGTAAGTCTCGGTGTCTCTTCTAGAGGCATGGGTTCATTGCAACCCACAAAAGAGGGTTACAATTTAGTGCAGGATGATTTTAAACTTGCTACTGCGGCTGATATTGTTGCGGACCCATCCGCACCTGGTGCATTTGTAAACGGTATCATGGAAAACAAAGAATGGCTTTATGTTGAAGGTCGTTTTGTTGAGGTTGATATCGAAAACGCAAAAAGACAAATAAGAAAGGCTTCATCTCGATAAATCGAAGAAGTTGCCTTAAACTTGTTTGAAAATTTCTTACGAAAACTTTAATTTTATAAATAAGATACAAAACAAGGAGATTCCTAATGGCAACAAATAAACTCATGGAAGCCGCTGCAGAAATTCTTTCTGGAAGCAAGAAGGCTGCTCCTGCTGAGCCAATGCACAAGATGGACGCAGGCGTAGTTGACTTGGGCGGTCCAACACCACAAGACTCAAAGCCTACTGACGATTCTAACAAAATCGACGCAACTAAGGCCGCAAAGAGTGCAACAGCACCAACAACAAAACCATCAGCTGCATCATCTGACACTCAAAATCATCTTGCCGGTGGTAAGAGAGCCATGGGTGAAGAAGATGAATACGAAGACGGCGAAATGTTCCAAGAAGACCTCGATTCTCTTTGGGGCGATGACGCAACAATTTCTGAGGAATTCAAGCAGAAGGCTTCAACAATTTTCGAAGCTCGTGTTCTTGACCGTGTTTCACAAATCCAAGAAGAAATGGAAGCACAATATCAATCACAACTCGAAGAAGCTGTCGAGTCAATCGCTGAAGAACTTACAACTAAGGTCGACGACTATCTGAATTATGTCGTTGAACAATGGATGGAACAAAACGAAATCGCCATCGAATCTGGCCTTCGTGCAGAACTTACCGAAGAATTCATCGTCGGTCTCCGCAATCTGTTCGCAGAACATTATATTGATGTTCCTGACGAAAAGGTTGACCTGGTTGACGAACTTGCTGAAAAGGTTGTTGAACTTGAAGGCAAGCTGGATGAAGAAATCGAGCGCAGCATTGAATATAAGAAAGCGCTCATTGAAGCTGTCAAAAATGAAATTGCTCACGAAGTTTGTGAAGGCCTCACCGCAACTCAAGCTGAAAAAGTCAAATCACTCGCAGAGAGTGTTGAATTCTCCACAGAGGACGAATACAAAGACAAGCTTGAAACAATCCGTGAGAACTACTTCCCATCAGGCGTAAAGAAGGCCAACGTAGAGCAGTTGCATGAGACAGTTGAAACTGATGATAAGCCCGTAGTGAATGATCCTTTCGTGGCCGCGGTTTCAAACGCAATTTCAAAAACAAAAATCTAATTTATAAAACAAGGAGAATTTAGATGTATTTGTCCGAAAATCTTCAAACCAAGTGGGAGTCAGTTCTTGACCACCCAGACCTGCCAGCGATTAAGGATCCTTATCGCAAGGCAGTAACAGCAGTTATTCTTGAGAACCAAGCTCAAGAAATGGTAAAGGCTGGTGCAATTCTTAACGAAACTGCTCCAGTTAACTCAGTTGGTACAGGCGGCTTCGGTGGCGGTGCAGCACCAGGCGGCCCAGTCGCTGGTTTCGACCCAATCCTGATTTCTCTGGTTCGTCGTTCACTTCCAAACCTCATTGCTTATGACGTTTGCGGTGTTCAGCCAATGACAGGCCCAACCGGTCTTATCTTCGCAATGCGTTCAACCTACGCAACACAAAACGTTACCGCAGGTGCAACAGAAGCATTCTACAACGAAGCAAACACCGGTTTCGCTGGCGACAAGTCAACACCACAATCTCTGGTTGTTGGTCACGCTGCCGCTAACACCTTCGTTGGTAACCCAGCATCAGCAGTTGCAATGACCACCACAGTTGCAGAAGACTTGACCTTCAATGAAATGGCTTTCTCAATTGAAAAGGTTACTGTCACCGCTAAGACACGCGCTCTGAAGGCAGAATACTCGCTCGAACTGGCACAAGACCTGAAGGCAGTTCATGGTCTGGATGCAGAAACAGAACTGGCAAATATCCTGTCAGCAGAAATCCTCGCTGAAATCAACCGTGAAGTTGTTCGCACCATCTATCAAACTGCTAAGACAGGTTGCCAAGTTGGTACCACAACCGCTGGTCAATTCGACCTCGACACCGATTCAAACGGTCGTTGGATGGTTGAAAAAGTTAAGGGTCTCGCATTCCAAATTGAACGCGAAGCAAACGCAATTGCCAAGACCACTCGTCGTGGCAAGGGCAACATCATGATTTGTTCGTCTGATGTTGCTTCTGCTCTTGCAATGGCTGGTCTGCTCGACTATCAATCAGCTCTGGCAAGTCAAGTTAACCTGACAGTTGATGATACTGGCAACACCTTCGCAGGTACAATGTTCGGTCGTGTTAAGGTTTACATCGATCCATATGCACAAACCAACGCAACACGCGAATTCGCAGTTGTTGGTTACAAGGGAACAAACGCATATGACGCAGGTCTCTTCTACTGCCCATACGTTCCTCTGCAAATGGTTCGCGCGGTTGACACCGGTAACTTCCAACCAAAGATTGGCTTCAAGACTCGTTACGGTCTGGTCGCCAACCCATTCGCAGAAGGTACCGGTCAAGGTCTGGGCGCTCTGTCAGCACAGACAAACTTCTACTACAGAGCATTCAAAATCGCGAATCTCATGTAAGAATCACAAACAAAACTATAATAAAAGTAGTATCACTAAAGAGGCATCTTCGGATGCCTCTTTTTTTATCTTATAAATAGATAACTATGACAATACTCGATAGAAATCCAACCAATCCAAACTTTTTGCACCCAAATAAGTTTCAATTGAACTTCTCGCGGGTGCCAAACGTACAGTATTTTTGTCAGACTGTGACCGTACCTGGTATTGCACTTTCCGAAATTCCAATTTTCAATCCTTTTGTTGAACTGTATTCGCCTGGTGAGAAGGCCGTATATGACTTATTGAATGTAACTTTTTATGTCGATGAAGAATTGAAGGCGTGGTTAGAAATTCACGATTGGATTCGTGCAATGACCTTTCCAGAAAGATATGAGGAGTATGAAAATCTTCCCAGATTGAATCCAAAGTATTCTCAAATGAATGCTAAGTTTCCACAATTCTCTGAAGGTTCATTAACACTTCTTTCTTCATCAAACAAACCCTATTATAGATTTAAGTTTTACGATTTATTTCCAACTTCAATTTCGAATTTTATAGTTTCCTCTACTGACACTCCAGAGAACGTAATTACAGCAGATGCGACATTCAGGTATACTTACTTCGACGTAGAAAAATTGTATTGATTTGTTGATTGTATTGTGTTACACTCCAATGTTGGAGGATTTTAATTTATGAAAAATCTTGAAGAATTGCTTGAAATGTGGCGTCAAGATTCTATTATTGACAGTACAGAACCCAGTAAAGCCCTTCTAAACATTCCTCAGTTGCATAGTAAGTATTTAAATATACTTTCAAGGCATCGTTTACTTTCTAAAGAGGCCGAGTTTAAGGCAAACAAAATGCGTAAACTCAAATGGGAATATTATACTGGCAAGTTAGATGATGATGATTTGAAGAAGTATGGATGGGAACCATTTCCATATGTACTCAAATCAGAGATTACTACATATCTTGAGAGTGATGAAGATATTAATAAATGTCTTGCATCCAAAATAGTACATGATGAAATTGTAGATGTTTGCACTAGCATATTGAAAGAATTAAACAATCGTGCTTGGGAATTAAAATCATTTATTGATTGGGAAAAATTTATCCAAGGCATATAACAAGTGCAAGATTTCATATATTATAAATACCTATAAAGGAGATTTATATGTATAAAATTTATTGGATAAAATACCCAAATTATAATAATCCTATGGAAGAAGGATATATTGGACTAACTTCACAAAGTATAGAAAAAAGATTTATTGACCACAAATCTAATACAAAAAATAAATTATTAGCCAACAGATGTAAAAAAGAAGTCGTTGAAGTAGTTTGTTTACATGAAAATCTCACGCAAGAAGAAGCTAGACTGTTGGAAGAAAAATACAGACCATCTGAAAATATAGGATGGAATATCAATAAAGGTGGTGATTTACCACCGAACAGAAAAGGTAAAGTTAGTCCAAAATCAAAACTCAAAGGTGATGAAAGAACCGAAAAACAAAAAGAAGGATCCAGAAAAAGGTCTGAAAAAATAAAAGGTAATAATTTTTCAGGTAAAAGAAAAAATAAAGTGGATCATAGTAAACCATGTGAAAATTGTGGAATTATATTTAATCCTGGTTATGAAACTAGAAAAAAATATTGTTGCATGAAATGTGCCGTTGAAAAGAGAAATCAAAGTCAAGAATATAGAAATAAACTAAAAGAAGCAACAACAAAAAGATGGCAAAATGATGATTATAAAATGAAAGTAAGTGAATTGATTAGGAAAAGTCTGAATGACTGATATTATTATTCATAAACAAAATGAAGCGTTTATAAAAATAGAGTGTGAAAAAAGTACGGCACAAGAATTACATTCTTATTTTTCATTTCGTGTTCCCGGTTATCAATTTGTTCCAGCTTATAAAAACAAACTTTGGAATGGGTATATACACCTTTTTTCACTAAAAGATTATACCATATATCACGGTCTTGTTGAATATATCAAAGCATTTTGTAATGAAAGAAGTTATTCTTTAGAAATTGATGATGATGTAGTTTCTACTGATGTATTCTCTGTAGTTGAAGCAAAAGAGTTTATAGAAACTTTGAATCTACCACATGAGATTAGAGATTATCAATTAAAGGCTTTCATTCATGCTATTCGCAATCGCAGAATATTATTACTGTCACCCACGGCATCAGGTAAATCACTCATCATATACACTATTATACGATATTTGCAACAGACTTGTGGTAAAGGTCTTTTAATTGTACCGACAACTTCACTTGTCGAGCAGATGTATAAAGACTTTGAATCGTATGGTTATGATTCAGAAAAGTATTGTCACCGCCAATATTCTGGTAAAGATAAACACACAAACAATTTTTTGACTATTACAACTTGGCAATCAATCTACAAAAATGATAAAGAATATTTCGAACAGTTCGACTTCGTTATTGGTGACGAAGCGCATCAGTTCAAGGCAAAATCGCTCACTACAATATTGTCTGGTTGCACCAACTCTAAATACAGAATAGGCACAACGGGAACTTTGGATGGGACCCACACACATAAGTTGGTACTTGAAGGACTTTTTGGACCAGTTTACAAAGCCACAACAACGTCAGAACTAATTGAGAATAAACAATTAGCATCATTCAGGATTAAATGCCTGATACTGAAATATCCTGAGAGTATCTGTAAAGAATCTAAGACTTGGGATTATAATACTGAAATAGAATATATTGTTCGTAACACCGCAAGAAATGAATTCATTAAGAATCTCGCACTATCACTTGAAGGCAACTCGCTCATATTATTTCAGTTCGTAGAAAAACACGGCAAAGACTTACACGCAGTAATCAAAGAGAAGGCCAAAAATCGTCATGTCTTTTTTGTTTTTGGAGGAACGGACGTTGAAGTTCGAGAATCAGTTCGTGCAATTACTGAAAAAGAAAGTAACGCAATCATTGTTGCATCTTACGGTACTTTCTCTACTGGTGTTAATATACGCAACCTACATAATATTATCTTCGCATCTCCTTCTAAATCCAGAATTCGTAATCTTCAATCGATAGGTAGAGGATTAAGATTAGGAGAAAACAAAGAAGAAGCTGTATTATACGATATTGCAGATGATTTTCGTATTGGCAAACATGTCAATTACACGTTGCAGCATTTCATTTCGCGTGTTAAAATATACGATGAAGAAAAGTTCAACTATAAGTTTTACAATATAGAGTTAAAACTATGATGGAAAATGTAAAAATAATCAGATTGCAATCAGGTGAAGATATTATTGCAGGATATATTGAAGATGAAGATACTGCATTATTGTATAATCCTCTTCACATGATTGTGAAAAGAACCACACAAGGTTCTGTTATGTTAATGTTACCTTGGCTTCCAGTTGAAATGATAAAAGAAAATGTCTCTTCAATTTATTTGACGGACATTCTTACTATTGTGGAACCAAAAGATAGTGCTGTCGAATATTATCAGTCTGCACTTGAAAAGTTGCAACTACAACAAGACTTGGAAAAAGAAATCTCAGATTATGAAAGAGAATTCGTGACTGGTGATTCCGAAGATTATTATGCAGATGTTCTGAAGAACACTAAGATTGGTACTGTCCACTAAAGGATTAATCATTAACCGGGACACCGATAGAATAACAGGTGTCAATACTTATTGAGGCAATTATGAGTGAGAAGAAACAAAAACATTATGTGAACAACGCAGACTTTTTAAAGGCTCTTATTGAGTACAGACAAAAGTGCGATGATGCCAAAAAGTCAGACAAAGAAGACCCACCAATTCCAAATTACATTGGTGAGTGCTTCTATAAAATTGCTGACCATTTATCACGCAAACCAAACTTCATTTCGTATTCATTCCGTGATGAAATGATTTCTGATGGTATTGAAAATTGCCTGATGTATTTCAGAAACTTTGATCCAACAAAGTCATCTAACCCCTTCTCATACTTTACACAAATCATTTACTATGCGTTTCTTCGCCGCATCATGAAGGAGAAGAAGCAACTCTATGTCAAGTACAAGGCAACAGAACAGTTCGGTATCATGGACGAATTTGAGATGTTTGAAGACTCAGAAGGTAACATGAGGCAGTTCGAACTCTACGACAATATTTCTGAGTTCATACACAACTTTGAAGAGAACAAAAAGAAGAAGAAACAAGCAAAGGCCAAAGGCATCGAAAACTTCATTGAAGAAGAAGTTGAAAGTTTGCCAGACAACTTAGAACCTCTGTGATACACTCCGTAGAATATGAAAATTGCGATTCTTGGTGACACACACTTCGGACAACGGGGAGACTCCGTTGATTTCCATCGATACATTGAAAAGTTTTACGACAACGTTTTCTTTCCGTATCTAATTGAAAACAGGATAGACCGAGTTTATCAACTTGGCGATTTGTTCGATAGGCGGAAGTTCATCAACTTCAACTCGCTCTATCTTTGTCGCAAATACTTCTTCAACAAACTCCGCGATAACAACATCAAGATGTTTACTCTATTGGGCAACCACGACATTGCCTATAAGAACACACTTGAAGTCAACTCTTCGCAACTCTTACTCAAAGAGTATGACAATGTTTTTGTGATTGACAAGCCAGATACAGACTTTGTTGATGGTGTTGCGATTGATGTTATTCCTTGGATTTGTAGTGAAAACGAAGAAGAAGTTTTTCGATTCGTAGAGAGCAGTAAGGCGCAGATTTGTTTCGGTCACTTTGAGATTGACGGATTCGAAATGGATCGAGGCAATGTTTTTCATGGGGGTCTTGACAGAAAGAAGTTGAACAAATATGATGTAGTGTTGTCTGGGCACTTTCATCACAAGTCTGATGACGGGCATATTTTCTATGTTGGCACTCCGAGTGAAATGACTTGGGCTGACTATAATGACCCGCGGGGTTTTCATGTGTTCGATGTGAAGACGCGAGAGATGGAGTTTATTCAAAATCCATATCGCATGTTTCACAAGATTTCATACGACGATGGTGTGACTGATTTTGAAT